TGGCGATGAGATCAAATCAAGAATAAAGAAGGAGAGAGGTCTGGCCACCGATTATGCTTTCAATTCATGGGTTCATCAACAAATATCAAAAGAGATTCACATGAAACCAGCTGAGGATTTTGCCACATTTAAAGCTTCTGCGTCCTTTCCTGGAATACGTGCCTTTGTGAAGTTGGCAAAGCAAGTTGATGATGAAGTAGAAGCAAAGAAAGAACAAAAGCATTATGTGTATGAGGAAAAGAAACAGATAGCAATGAAGAAAGAATATGTCAGATTTAAGAAGAAGGTGGTGAGTAGTATATCAAATGATGATTCTGTAGCTGCTGAAATAATGAACTGTAGACCACCCTTGGAATCTAAGATTGATTATTCTAAAGAGACAATTTCAGAAGATGATTATCGCAAAAGAAATCACAAAGCAAGAAAAGACAAGAAAAGCGTCAATTACTTAAAAGCTAAAGTGAGAAATATTAGAAATAAGGCTCTTTATAATGTTTGTCAATTGCTTGTAGACAACAAGATTACACATTTTCCATTGCTAGACATATTAGAAATTATTGACGAAGTGGAGTTACAGGGAGGAGTTCTTACCAATCTATTCAAGAAATTACAGTTAACAGGAGTCAGGGAAATATTCATTCTGTGTATTTATTCACGCTTGAGCATCAATTTTGTTGAGACAATATCAAGAAGACTCTGCTCTGAAATACATGAAGAAATGTTGACAAAAGGTGAGAAGAAATATTATAGATTGATGGAACACTACTCAGCAATAAAGTTATTTAAAGCTAATTCTAAGGTGTCATGTTTCAATTCCAATGACGCAACTGCGTGGTGTCAACAATTCGTCATGCCTGTGTTTGGCGCAATGTTTTCTAGACTTTTGCCCACAGATGTTTGTAAAATCGTTTTCAGAGTGCTAAACTGTGTTGCGAACAAGAGAATTGAAATGGCAACTGAAATGATGGAGGAAATTGAAAAGAACAACTCAAATGTGGACAAACCAATCAGGTCGATGACATCCCCTGCCATGAATAAACTGGCATCTGAAATTCTAGGGAGAGAGAAACCTGAGTTACTTGATGGATCTCATTGCATGTTCATCAAGAACAAATCGAACATGATGCAAGGCATCCTTCACTACACATCAAGTTTGT